GTGCCCGACAGGATACCGTTGCTCGCCAGTGTCACATCATCAGGCAACGTGCCCGAGACCAGTGAGAACGTCACGGCCAGGGGCCAGCCGCTGGTCACATAGGAAGCTAGCCCTAGACTTACAGGTTCCCCTACTGACCAATCGAACGGGGGGAGCGCCTCCCAGGCTGGGACTGCCGGTGCTGGAGGCGTCCCTACTATTTTCCCGCTATATCGACCCTCATCATGTAGGTACCGTCATCACTGACGATCGCCTGCCACTCGATATCCTCAATGACATCCTGATCGATGCCTGGTGCAGAAGGCCCACTGGATGCGAACTTCACACGCGGGAACTCAAGGTGCATCGAGTTGCCGGCAGCATCAATGAAGCTGAACTCCATGGACACGCTGTTGTGATTGAGCATGTCGTTATACAGGCTCATGTCCTCGAAGTAAGCCGAGACCGTACCCGAGATCGTCACACGACCGTAGCCAATGCCAATCGGAAACTTGTTGCCGATGGCCTGCTGGTTACGCAGCGCATTGTCCAACTCGACATCCAGTGACTGAACCGCTGTGGACAGTTGCACACCATCCTTTACGATGAGACCGACGTTGGACGTGGCATTCAGGACTGAGCTTGTGGTGGCAGGCAGGTAACTACCGCTACCCAACCACTTGGGATCATCGCCGGGAGTACCATCTGTACCCACGTCATCGGTATCGACGCTGGTGCCCTGGAAGCCAAAGGATCCGGTCAGAATGGCACCGGACTCGACGTTCATCGCCCAAGTGCCGACACGCTGCCCACTGAATAACTGATAAGCCTCGATGTCGGTAAGGCCTGCTCAACCTGCAGGGATGATTTAATGATGCCGTTGGTAATGCTCTTGCCGCGGGCAGTCTCGTCAGCATCCCCCGATTCAGTTACCAGTAAACCGTGGGGATCAGCAACCGTAATCTCATCGACACTGGTCAAACCGTTAACCTTAAACCAGTTGTTATTATCCGCGTTAGTGGCAAACCCCGCGAGCAAGATCCACTGGCCGAGGACTGCGTTCGTAAAGTGTGCCCCTGCCACACTGTCCGTGATGGTGCCGCCCCCCGCAGGGGTACCCGCCACGATTCCCAACGTAGTCGGGGTTAACGGCAATTCCGCACTGAACGGATTCGCCATCGCCGCTTCGATGAGATCATCGTAGGTACCACCCAGTGACATCTCGATGTTCAGTGTGCCGCCGGAATCAAAAGCGACTTCGATAAGATCACCCGTTTGACGGTCGAACCGGAGTTCGTCGGATACCGCAGTCTGCTTGTTGGCTGCGAAATCCGAAGATGTCAAACGGAGAATCTGCATAGCCGGATTGACTACCTCAGTGCCAAAGGTTACTTCCTTGACATAGGACAGTCGAACTCGGTTGGAATCAGCAAGTTCACCCATTTTTAAATCCTCTCTAAGTTACGCAAGAATGCGATATTCATAAGGTACTGCCATCGAAAGCGACATCCAGTTACCCGTCAACGTACTCTCCCTTCCTGCTTGAGGAGGGAAAGGTGCCCGGTACATCATCGTACCACCCCCAAGGACGTCACGCGTGACGCCCCTGAAAATTGTTGCAGCATCCTGGAGCGCCAGTCGTGCTGCGTCTGCCGACTCGCCGGCAGGATAATACATATGCAGGTTGAACGTACTGATCTCAGCCCACCAATTCTCACCCGGAGCACCCATGGACTTCTGCAGTCCCTGACCCCCCATGAACTCAACCAACATGAACATCATATCAATGTCCGCACCAATCGCCGGATCAGTCTTCTCCCACGGATACCACGGGATGTCAGGCTGGAGTCCCGACCACTTATCAGTCAACTCCCCGTAGACTTCCTGGGTGGCATCATATGTCGCCATCAGCCCTGCACCTTGATCCGGTAGCCCACCCGCTCAGTACCCAGATACAACTCGTACACAGCTTCGATCAGGTGGAATTCACCGTCGAACTGCAACCGGTCTGTATTGACGGGCGGCTCGGGAAATCCCGCTGCTGCCATCTCGACCGTTGTACAGATTACCATGTATACATCCTCCACCATCCCGCCGGATATATCATCAATCTCTGGGGAATTACGTCCCCGCTTCACCCTGGCAACGATATCGCTTACCGTCACATCCGGTGAACCTTTCCTGAGCAGATTGACCGGCCGCCCTTGCAGGAAGACCATCCGCTCGAAGTCCACCTTGGACATCGGCATTAGAACGTCTGCCGTAAGTCAAGGTAACTGTCCAGTGAGTTCAGCACACCATCAGCGAACCCGCTACCGCCGCCGGTCGTTCCGCCGGAGGCTTGAAAATATGTTTGCTGCAGCACATCAGGGACCATCTCGGACTTGACCGTCGGATTCTGGGTACGGGTGTAATAGGCATTCTTCGACAGATCAAGGCAGGCCCGGGAGATGACTTCAGGTAGATCCATGGCCGACGTGTCAGCGTCCTCCGGGAGGTCGTAACCCCCTTCGTGACTGGCATCAATGGTTATGTAGCCCGACCCGATCGCAGCCGCTCCGGCAGCCCCAAGTCCACTCCGGAGCAACTGATACCCGGAATCCGTCATGGTAACGATACCCTCGTCCGCCTCGAAGAAATACTCGTCGTCGTCCAGTGTCACCTTGGTCGCACCGTCCGACCATGTATATGAAATCGATAAGAGATCCGTCACCGGGTATTTCACCAGGAAGATCTTGTTCGGGATGTACATGGAATGGGTGACGTTCTTCGTCTGGTTGAACGCCCCCACGCCCAGGGTCCGGTCGAGGTAGGTCTCGATCGTACTGGACATCTGCATGATCACCCCATCCAGATAGGCATCCTCACTCGTGTCCCCAGGATCGATGTTCAATTCGATCTTCAGATCAGCGAGGGATGCCAGCTTTGATGTTTTGGCGACTATGGTCATATGAAGACATCCCAGAACTCGCTACCAATGCGCGGCTCTTCAGAGGTCTCTACCACAGCGACGTAGACGCTGCCCTTATGTCGTACCACACTACCCTGGCCTGGGTTGGGGTTGCCATCACTACCCTGGCCGTAATAGTCGATGGCGTTGTCGTACTCTCCCATCCATGCGAAGCCCAATCCAACCAGCCCGGGTCCACCCGTTGCGCCGGCTGCACCCTTCGGTCCTTTTTGGCCCCGTTGTCCACGTTCCCCAACAACGTAGCCGACTTCACTCTGTTCACCATCGGTGTAGGCAACGACCAGCTGGCCGTTATCCACGAATGCCTTCTCCACGCCTCTGCCGGTCTGACCCGCTTCACCTGCTTCCCCTTGAGCACCATCAGTACCCGCGTCGCCATCTGTACCGGGAGCGCCGTCTACGCCATCTATGCCGTCGGCACCAGGCTCACCGGGCTCACCGTTAACACCCGGCAACCCATCGGCGCCGGCAACACCACACTCACCTTGAGCGCCAGTATCACCCTGGGCACCACGGGCACCCATCTCACCTTGCGGGCCTATGACATTGCCCACCGGGATAATATCTTCCTCGTCCACCGTCAGGATCAGCTCACCATCGACAATGGCAGCATTGGTAACAACGCCACCGCGATCTCCACGTTGACCCCGGGCACCACGTTCGCCCTGTGGACCAGCCTCACCGGCATCGCCCTTGGGGAGGGCCATCTTGGCAACTTCAGCGTTCACCAGTCGTGGGACCAGTGACATGATCTGGGCCAGTATCTGGGTAGGTTTACCCATGAGCTACCTCGTGATTAATAAGTTCGTCTATAAAGTTTGCCAGTTGCGCATCATCCTCGATGCCCATCATCGCGGTCAGGGCTGCCTGGATCTCTTCCTCATCGTCACCCTCGTCATCGTTCGCAGCAGGTTCACTGGTTGGTGACTGTTGGGCAGCACCCTGGGAAAGTCGGTCGAGGTCGTCTATGCGGTCAAGCGGAACGAGGTTGTTGGCCTGGATGAAATACCGGTCGCCCCCTTCAATCGGGTTGAGGTCTTCAAAGTGTCGCACCTCATTTGGGGAAATAGCAGCCATGCGGAACATGTCAAGGTAGAAAGCTCCGCGGCTCTTTGGATCGCCACGCAGTAACTCGCGGACCTCCATTTTCGAGAAGTTGCCATTGTAGTTATTCCCAAGGAGTTTGCGATCAACTTCCTGCTCGAACCGGCGAATCCACGGGAGTAGGGTATCGATGATAACTTCACGGTTGGCCTGCTCGAAGTTATTGTAGGTGGACTTGTCCCAGTCGAAGACCTTGTTCGGCGGAACCCCATACCAACGACATACATCGATTACCGAGAACTTTCTCGATTCAAGAAACTGAGCAGAGTCATTTGGGAGGCTAGTGGGCGTCCATACCAAACCCTCGTCGAGCACGACTGTCTGGAGGGCTTTCTTTGGTCCCTTGAGCAGCTCGGCCCATGACTCACGCAGCCGCTCTCTACCTGACTTGTTGAGCTTACCCGGATGGGATAAGACTCCGGAAGGGGTAGCACCGTTGCCGAATAAAGACGACCCATAATCTTCCAGAGCCATGTTGAGGCCCATGGTACGAGATGCATAAGCAATAGTGCTGTAGCCAATAAGCCCATCAAACCCAAGACCATGGAGATGCAGCACGTCACTAGCAGGAAGCTGAGTAGTTGACGTGCGCGAGTCCGTAATCTCGTAATAAATTGTACCTTGCTCATCACGCTTCACCTGCACACGGTTCGGTTCTATAAACCAGAGGTTGATGACCCGACCTGCACCGTCACGCTCGATCTCAGCATAGCCGTTGCCCCAGTTAAGTGCCGAGGCATACATGCATTCACGAAAGGTAAATACCGATGTTTCGGTACTCGCACTGGTACGCAGCACACGGCTGACAGGATGATCCGGGAGAACCTTGGATGAGGGCTTACCGTCACGAGAGTATGACAACTGCCGGGTCTGCCAGGGGAGTGTCGCGATCGCCTGGGAGATGAAATTCGTACACCGCCATACTGCGGACAGGGTCAGCGCCGAGTCCGGGGAGATCGATGTCCCAGCCTGCGTAAAGTCCCACGGAGAGCGCCCCGTAGAGGGCTGACCCTGGCGGTGGCGGGACTTAGTCCTCTGAAGATTCAGCAGACGTGTCAACCAGCTCATTCAACAGTGCCTCAGCATCAGATTTCCGAAGGGGTTTCGGGTTGACCATCTCACCCGTATCCACGTTGATAACATCGAACCATGGACTCTTGCCCCGGTTCTTTAGTTCATATGAGCACTTAACCTCGGGCTCAGTTTCTTCTTTCTCGACAACCGGCACAGGGGCAGGCTTCGCTTCCTTCACCGTGGCAGCCTTTGGCTGGTCGAACTTGTAGTCGGCCATCGGATTAGGCTGGACGTTCTCGGCAGAATCAACTGGAACAGCGATACCCATTTGCTTGCAGTACTTAACGGCTAACCGTTCCTGCACGTCATAAGCGGTGCCTTCCTCGAAGGTATACTCGAATAGCTCAGTTGTTTCCTTAAAGAGAATTAAGGGCATCAGGAAATCCTCGTAAATGATGATATGTACCAGTCACCATCGTCATACACGCAACGGTGAATCCTGGCGTCGGGGCTTTTTACTAAAATATACATGGGTGCTGACGGTTGGAAGATAGCATTCAACTCAGCGGCTGTCGGGGTTGAACCGCTAATGGTCACAGCAGTGGTACGCTCCCGGCTGGCAAGATCGCGGAAGCTCAATTGCTTGCTGGCATTACCCTGCACGACCAGCATCAATTCATCACCTGTCAGGTTATCCAGGTCTACTTTTGGAAGATTCGTAATTTTAGGCATACAAGGGTTCTCCCCCAATAATTATAGACTCACCGGACTGAGTTAGCATCTCCTCAAGCACCACAACCTCAGGTTGCGCTTCCAGTAACCATCGGTCGCCACTCTCGGTCAGCCAGTCGAAGCCGTCTTCTGTGGCCCACCCATTAACACTCCCCGGAACGGGCGATAGTACCGGAGAGTCTAGGCGTTTCCCCCCATAGGCAACGCAATTACGTTCAACATGCGGGTGGTCGAGCCGGTAAGTGCGAGGTTGATATGATTAAACCCCCCATTTACATCCATAGCCGCTACGTCGAATTCGACAATAACGACCCCAGCCGCAGCAGAACTTATCACATAGGTTGCTGCGGCAACATCGACCTTTGTGAACGAAGATTCACTTGCGGCCTTGGTATATACATACGGGATATCCAACGCTTTGGTGCCCGTACCTGAACTATCGGTAGCCTGGGCTGGAGTAATCGTAATATCCTCGTCCGGAGCGGTGAACCCAACGACCATATGTATCCGCGTATTACCTGCAGCAGGAATCCACGCAGTATTCAACTGTGCTCCAGCCAGGGCACCCCCATTCAATACATTGGAAATGCCGGGTAGATCAATTCTTTGGTTCATAGCGTTTTCCTCTTAAAGAGAAGCCGGGAGTATGAGCCCCCGGCTTCCAATCACCTATCACCTACTTGTACTACCTACCTTAAGCGCCGGCAGCCAGAGTTACAAAAGCACTCTGATCGTAAGTACCGTTGTTGGCGGAGACAACCGTATCCCACCAAGGCTCGCCACCTACGCGGATGATGAAGCGGAAAGCCAGTTCATCAGTCGCGAAGTAGACGTGCATGCTGACATCGGAACGTACACCGTTGACCTTGGTGGCCGTCAGGTACTGACTCATATCCGCCAGCAGGACATCACCGGCAGCACCGGCAGCACCCAGGGCCTGGTGAGGAATCACCGGACGACCCATCAAAGTACCATAAGGTGTAGCACTCAAGCCGTTAGCAGGCATATAGGCGGGCACTGAAGAGGAGGTACCTTCAAACGACAGTTTGTTCAGCTTCTCTTCTACAGCAGGGTTAATCAACCATACTGCGTTATTGCGCCAGGGGGCGTACAGCGTACCCCATAGTGCGAGAACGTCGTCGTAATCGATAACGTCAGCAGCAGAAGCGCTACGGGTCAGAGCGATGGTGCCCTTGCTCAGGGCATCGGCGTCGAGGATGCCGAAAGGCTTGCCGGAACCGTCACCGTTAAGGATGGCGTCGGAGATCATCCAGTCCAGCTTGTCCGGAACCTTGCGGTTCAGATAAGACTCGATCAGCGGACCATCTTCCATCTGCTCTTCCGTCACCGGCACAAGCGCGGCCAGCTTCCACAGGGGAATAGTCGTCTGAGCGAAAACAGCTTTGGAGGCCGTGATCGCATTACCTTCAGCCGTCCAGTAACCCTGCACACCTGTGCTGGCCCACTGTTCTACAGCACTCTTCGGGATTGTGATGGCGTTGGAGCCAGTCTGGAGACCATCGGTGCGACCCAGGAGCGACTGCTCATTGGTCATCTTCTCCATGATGGTTTCCCGAAAGTCCGGCGGTACGAGGTAGCCACCTTCAGACGGAGTCAGGGTGTTGTTACCCTGCGGGGCATTCATAATCTGCAGCCGCTCGTCAACACTATGGGGATTCACTGCAGCCTGGATAATAGACTGGGCGAAAGAACCCATATTATCGAAGCCGCCCATGCCATTCTGGGCACGACCAGCGGTGGTACCCTGGACGTTCCGGCGAGGAGCAGGAGTCCCGGGTGCAGCAGCGGTCGGTGCGCTCTGGCGACCGTTACCGGTACCCAGTGTAACCGTCTGCGCAGCAATGCGTTCGCGCTGCTCGATAGCTGTAGTCAGTGTATCGAATTCATCGACGTTAGCCGTCAGGGTTGCCTGATCTTCATCAGACAGGGCAGTGCCGCCTTCCAGAGCCGCGAGGAATGCCTGGTTGGCAATCTCGATCTCATTGCGGCGAGCAATAAGTTCTTCCAATGTCATAATCTTGTCCTCAAAGTGGGTGGCATATCACCCGGTTACTACACAGCCTTCCGGCTGCGAGATACGAGACTCAGCGATTGCCCTTTGGCCCTGCGCACTGTCTCGGAAAGTTGTTCATCTGGAATTTGATTGGTGACGGGAGGGTGGCCGAACCACTTGCGGTCGAACGGCTGACTGATTGACGCCGCCACTGCCTGGGATGATTCCTCCATGCGGTCGGCGAAACCCATCTCGACAGCTTCTGTGCCGGTCATCCAGGTCTCGGCCGATAGCAGGTTCTTGATGTGCTGCCGATCCAACCCGGTCTTGCCTACATAGATGTCGAGCATCTGCTCTTCAACCATGTTGAGACGATTGATCACCTCCTGGAGGTCTTCAGAGTTTCCGCCCGTGAAGGTGAGCGGCTTGTGGATCATGAAAGTCGATGTGTCGTAGGCCACGATGTCATCGGCGGCCATGGCAATCACGGATGCGATACTGGCCGCCAGGCCGTCCACGTAGACGGTGACCTTTGCAGAGTGCTGCTTGAGGCGATTGTAGATAGTCTGCCCCTCGAAGACATCACCGCCGCCGGAATTCATCCGCACATCGAGGTTCTTCACATCGCCGATAGCGGATAGCTGGTCACTGAATTCTTTCGAGGAAATACCCCCGAACCATGAGTCCCCTATATCAGCATAAAGGATGAGTTCGGCCCGGCTCTCGCCGCGATTGACTACTCGCATGCGGGTATGTTGAGCTTCCGGCTCCTGGAGGGCGGTAATCTTGGTAAGCTGACCAGGTTTGTGATTTGACTTGATATTGGTCGCTTCCCAGCCACCATGTATTCGTTTGTAAGTCGCTACAAGTATCTGATCCTCGGTGACTTTCTCGACTCTACCGTGGATATTGCCAGTGGCAACGAAGTCACCGACGGCAAGGGGAGTGGTGATGACTTCAGGCATAGGGTTTACCCTAAAATGTTGAAATTAAGGCGATTGTAGGGCGAGGCGAGATTTTATGCAACTAGAGCACCATCAACCCTTCGTCCTCATAGCGGCTGGCATACGTCTCACCCTCACTCACCGCCACCCGGAGTGCCATTCCAAGTGCCACCGCGCCGTCAATGCGGCCGGTGGACTTGGCCTTGGTGAACTTGCGATCACCAGCTGGCGACTGTTCGATCACCGTGTTCGAGACGTTCCACGTCAGCACCGGGTGACCCCCGTGGGACAGTCGACCGTCAACCAGGACATCTTCCATCACCTCGACTGCGGGATTGAGATCCTTGAACCCCTGACCATGGGGAACAAGGTTGATGTCCACGCCGAGGTTATCAGCCTCACGCTTGAAGTCATCGATGCGCCACCGGTCGAAGGCGACGCACTGGATGTCGAATTCCACGGCCAACTCGGCGTAGCGTTTCACCACCCAGCCATAATCGATGGTCTTGCCTGGACTGGTGTACAAGTACCCCTGCCGGACCCATAAACCATAGGGCGCTTTGTCCCGGTCGGCCTTATCGGGCAATCCCTCTTCCGGTGTCCAGAAGAACGGCAGGCAGCAATACATATCGTCTTCCATCGGGAACACCAGCACCAGGGCCGTGAGGTCGTTCTTGGCCGACAGATCGAGGCCGCCGTAGCACGTCATGCCGACCAGGGATTCGTACATCTGCTCGTAGCTGAGTGGACCCGTATTGGTCTGCCATACGGAGCGTGTAATGAAGGGTGTGGTTGAGTCCACCCGTTGGTTCAGGTAGAGGTTCCGGAAGGTTGCCTCCATCGCCGGGACGCGCTGTGCCCGCTTGGCGAACTGCTGCATCTCCTCCAGTGAGCGGAAATCACCCAGGGCAGGGTTCGCCTTGCGCCAGGTCGCCTCCTCCCACGGGTCATCATCCTCGGCAGCCGCGTAGTAGAACAGCTTGAAGGTCGGGTCGTAAATCTCACCAGAGTTGACCTTCAGCCCATAGTCCACCAGTTCCGACATGATTGAATTATCATCTGCACTCTGCGTCGAAATGACAAGGGCGAGCGGTTCGGACTGTGCACCCGTCGCGGTCGAGAGAACATCGTACAGTACCCGGTTGGGGGCCTGGGCCAGTTCGTCGTAGATGAAGAAGACAGGGTTGAAGCCGTGCTTGGTTTTCGCATCAGATGAGAGGGCGGCGTAAAATGAATTAGACGCATCATGGAAGATGTGCTTCGTGCTGTTGTTGATGCGCAGAATAGCAGAGAGTTCTACATCCTGTAGGATCATGCTCTCCATGGCCCTGAATATGAGTGCCGCCTGGTAGCGATCAGCCGCTGCCGAGTAGACCTGCTGGCTGGTGCCGGCCAGGGGGCCGCATAGATAAGCAAGGCACAGGCCGGCGGCGAATTCCGACTTGCCGTTTTTCCGGGCAACCGTGAATACTGCGGTACGGACTGCCTTCTTCTGCGGGGTATCCGGGTCAGGAGTGGCAAACAACTCGAAGATGATCTCTTTCTGCCAGTCGCGCAGAATGAAGTTCACACCAACGTCGGCACCCGTGGACAGTTTTAACGTCTCGATGAAATCGATAACGCGGAGAGCTTTATGGTATAGCGGGGAGGCCTCCCATCGGGAGAGGTCTTCGGTCAAGGGTTACTCCTCGGGAATATCCCCAACAATCTCCCAGTCGTTAGCCAGCATATCAGTCTGCGAACATAGCCAAGGGACAATCATCCCGTCGGTAGTACGCATATCGATATGAGCATGATAATTGATTTCAGTCCCTTCCTTGTAAATCCCCAATAACGGCGCACGATTCACTTTGAAAGTCGAACCATCTACCAAGAAGATGAACATCCGCTTGCCATTCCAACCTGACCGGGCAACTTTGTTTCCGAGTTTAATGTCCTGCAACGCTCTACTAAAATCCATAAACTACTCCTTCTTGCCCCCGGCCACATACAACAGATCAGCCCGGCGACCAGTGTCGGCTACCTTGGAGGCTGTTTTCGCGGCAGTGCGGGACTTGGACAACGTGCCACCCTCGCGGGAGCGGGGATGTAATTTGAGTTTGCCGGAGGTCGTCATAATGTACTGCTTGGTCTTCTCCGCCATATCCCACCACTTGGACATGCGTTCGACGCCATTCTTGTCCACGTAGACGATAGATCCGCCGCGGCGGGCCTTCTTCATGAACTCCCGGTAATCACACAGGGAAATAACGTAGGTCTCGAGAAGAACCAGGTCGGCCGTGATGAACCAGTCAGGAGGGAGGGACTGAACCAACTCAACCCACTGGTTCTTCTGCGTCTTGGTGAGTCGCTTCGGTGGATCCGGATGCTTATCCAGGTTCTCGATGAGCGGATTGTCCTCGGCGTTATTTGCGCCCAGGTCGATAAGCTTATTGTTGCGTCGGAGGTCTCCCATGAGGGTGAACATAGGCGAAAAATATCCAAAAAGTCAAGCTAATTTTAGGGTATGCACCAAAAAGGGGCAGGAATTATTAGGATTTATCGCAAAAGTG